GCCGTTAGAAAAGAATTAGAACGGTATTAGAAAACTATTAGAGAATCTGTAAGTGAGGGGAGTTAGGGAATTTAAAGAAATAATTATCATCTCCCAATCCAAAATGCCTTTGCCTTCTACGTATAGTTCTCAGAGGTGGTTATGTTTTTCCATATATATTATAGGGTGAGACTAATTTTTGGGCGATAGCTTGAAAAAAATCCTCAAATCTTTGGCATTTCATATTTATTTTCGTAATTTTGCCCTTATTTAGGCGATAAACTATAAGTAACTATGACAAAAGAAGAGCTTGAAAAGCGAATCAATGAGATAGAATGGGATGATTTCGAAATGAAGACAGCCCTGAATAAACTTCCTAATGATGTTTGGGAAACGGTATCTGCTTTCTCTAACACATCAGGAGGTTGGATTGTGCTTGGTGTTCACCAGCATGGTAAGAAGTTTGATGTAGTGGGCTGTGATGATCCAGAGAAGATAGAGTCAGATTTTCTAAACACCTTGCGAAATGGACAGAAGTTCAATGTGAAACTTACTGCTTGGGGCAAGAAATACAATATTGATGGCAAAATCGTATTGGCTTTTTATGTGCCTTCGTCATTGTGCAAACCTGTTTACTTCGGTAGTTCGATAAATACTTATATCCGTACTGGTAGTGGCGATCGCCGTGCTACCGATATGGAAGCTATGGCTATGTTGAGAGATCAATCTTTCGGTAGTAGAAGTGAGCAATCAGTAGAGAGAACAAGTATCAAAGATTTGAATCCGATTTCTCTTGAAACTTATCATAACCATGTGATGAGATTCAATCCATCTTTTCCTTATGTAGATTTGCCAATGAATCAGTTTTGTGAGAAAGTTGGTATCTGCACTGCAAAAGGTGAACTAACCTTTGGCGGTATGCTCATGTTTGGAGGAAGAGATGTGGTGCAAGCTCATGTTGGCAATTTTTGGATAGACTATATGGAGATACCTGGTACTAGTTATACAGACGCTAAAATTCGCTATACCTATCGACTACAAGAACAGGATAATATCTGGGATTCCTATCAGTTGATTATCCAGCGACTTCGTAATTTTTGTGATAATCCATACATGGCTTTGCCTAATGGAGTAGGTCCAGAAGATGAGTCGCAGCTCTATGCCTTGCGTGAGGGATTGGTCAACTTTTGTGCCCATTCCGATTATTTTAGCCCGATGCATCCTACGATTCGAGTTTATACCAACCGCATAGAGTTTCAAAACCCTGGCCGTTTCATGTTCCCTTTGGAAGAGATTCGTACCCAAATTCATTCTCTGCCAAGAAATCCAAGTTTGATCAGATTCTTCCGATATGCTAAGCTTGGCGAAAATGCTGGATTTGGCATAGATAAGATGTTGACATGGGAGAAATTGACAGGCAAGAACGTTGATTTCAAAAGCGATTTGGTATGCTCTACTGTGACATATTGGTTTAGTGACCAAGCTAGTGGTCAAGCTAGTGGTCAAGCTGGTGAACAAGTTAGTGAACAAGCTGGTGAACAAGTTAGTGAACAAGCTAGTGAACAAGTTAGTGAACAAGCTAGTGAACAAGTTCAAATATTAGTAAATGCAATTCGTGAAAATGTATATTCTATGTTTGATATTCAGCGCAGGTTAAACATTTCTAGTAGAAGGTATGTGTTGGTAGAAATGCTGGCACCAGCCATAGAGCAGGGATATGTTTTGCGAGCATACCCAGACAAACCTCGACACCCTAAGCAAAGATACTATCTAAGTGAAAAGGGGTTGAAGTTGGTAAAGTAAAAGCAATAATGTCTGATATATAAGTATAGGAGAAATTTATTATGGATAATTCTGAAACTCAGGAGATATTTAATAGTATTAAGGACAAGTTAAGGCATTGGACTTCTTCCGTCTTTAATGAGTTTTATGGGCTTCAAAAATTTGGTAGTCTGTATTATTATACAGATATGAATGCATTGGTTAATGGGATAATTGTACCAGAACCAGAGGTAAACCGTGAGATTTGTCTTTGGGCAACAAAGTGGTCACATCTAAATGACTCGCAAGAAAACTATATAGCATTGGATATGTTGAAAGACGTGTTTAAAAATAATCAGGAAGTTTATCATGCTTTTGTGTCATTGTCTGAAGATAATCATTCTATTAGCTTTTCAAAAGAAAAGGACTATTTGCCTATGTGGAGTATGTATGGTGCTCAGGGAACAGGCATTATGTTAGAGTTCGATGTTTCGGAATTGTTGAAAATATATGGTGTCAGATTAATGCCTTGTGTCTATTATGATACAGAATATTTTGAATCGGTGTGTAACAGATTCTTTGATTTGGAGTTAGGTGATGAATTTGAGTGTATGTCTAATGATAAGAAGACGTTAGCGATAGCCATCTTGACAATAATGTTTGTCGGGACACTGAAAAATTATGCTTTCAAATATGAGAATGAGGTTCGCATAGTAGGAATAGGGACTCCATATTATGATAGTAAAAGGAGGGAACAATTCCGAGTGAAAAATGGAGTCTTGGTTCCTTATATAAAGGAGTACTTGCCAAAATCATGTTTGAAATCAGTATGGCTTGGTCCGACAGCTGATAAGGAATTGTCGTTAGACGCTTTACGTTCTTATTTGGATAGTCGCAATATTGAAGCAGAGGTGAATTGCTCTCAAATTCCTTATAGAGGGTAGCCTTGTGTATATGTCCTTTTTGACGTTCTGTTAAATCTGTATAAATATACATTAATATAGCATAAATATTGGTGATTTTATTGTATATTTGCATTTGCAATCTCAATTTGTATAAGTTGAGTTCCTGAAAATGCCGTTTAATGTTGTCTTGCGCAATTGTGAGGGTGCGGCAAATCCTTCAGGATGGCGTGTAAAATATTAATTATATGGAAATTAATAACAATAAAGATGCGTATGATGTATTGCAAAGTATAAAAGAGACTTTGCAAAATACTGCAGATGCAGCAGGATTACCACCAACGGTAATTGCTGTTCAGTTGGGATTTATAGATAGAGTACAGTTGTATCTCTGTCCAAGTGCGAAATTGAAATAGAGTTAAGGTTAAAAGTCAGAGAATTTGTCTTGCTGAGATAAATTCTCTGACTTTGCTTTTAGTTGTTTGTGAAACAATAGGCAATGAAGACATGTTTTAAATTTTGTTTTTTCCTATAAGTTGGCGTGTCTTAAAGTGTTAGAGCAAATTTTCTGTTATATAAGGTTAAATTATTTAGTAGAACGGCTTGTAAGTCATATTTTTTGTGTATTTTTGCTTATTAAATTAATAAAATAACAGGTTATGGAATTATATAAAGGTCTGTTGGACTCAATAAAACTTTTGGGTGACGGAATAATTAAAACTGTTGAATATGAGGATGGTTTCATCATTTTAAATTTGACAGATAGAAAATTGTGTGTGTTAGATGATAAGATAATTACTTTCGATAACATCTTAGATGTCTCTGTTAGTTCTGAAACAAAAAGAGATCCACGTGTGGAATTGGCAAATGCTTTTGCTTCTAGTGAAGCTTCAAAAACGACCACTAATACAGGTAGTATAGTAGGTCGATCCCTAGTGGGCGGACTTGTTGGAGGTGTACCTGGTGCAATTATTGGTGGTATGACTGCAGAAAAGAAGACTGAAGTTTTTCATACTGTAGTATAATCGCGAAAACGATTTGTACAAATTTTCAAAACGAAATGTGCATTTTTCTCCATTTTTTCGCGGTTCGTCTTCCAGCTTGGAATATCATTTAAAAGGCTTTTAATCGGTGTTTAAACGCTGCTTAAAAGCCTTTGTTTTTCAGTATTTTACAGTCGTGAAAAAAGTTTGTATTTTCCGTGCAAATAATACTTAAAAAGTTCGTTTTTCTCAGTAATTTTTCGTATCTTTGCAAAAGAATTAATGAGGCTGTTTTCGGCTTCAATTTGTCGTGTTGCATCCATTTTGGAACGGCGAAAGTTTGCGCTTTTGTCGTTCCATCTTCAAGTTGTTTCGCGTCTGTTTGTCTCTGCTTGTGAAAGCCTGAGCAAATGAAAGTTTACAGCTTCGTGATCATAATGTCTTTGTAAGCTGCAAAACCATTTATTCTGCTGTTCTGTTCGTACTTTTGTGCGCCATTCAGCAGCGTAGCATTAAACTGTTTGTTTATCCAGTCGCAAAGCTCAATTATCTGGCTTTTGCCTGATGTAAATAAAACATATTTTGTGCCGTTCAGCAGCGTAAGAACGTCTAAATAGTCTTTCAGCTGCCAATATGTGTCGGCTTTGTATGCGCTGTGTTCTGTCTGCAAATAAGGAGGATCGAGTAAGAACAAAGCCTTTTTATTTTCCTTGTGAACCTCGAAAAGTTCGCGGTAGTCGCAATGTGTCACTTCAAGTCCTTGCAGGTAATTTGTCACGTCGTAGTCGGTTTTTACCATTCTATTGTACATGGTTTGTTTGCTTAGCTGCTCATAGCTTTGCGCCCAGTTTCCCGAAAACAAAAGTGAGCCTGAAAGCGTGATGTAATCGACCGCGTGTTCCTTCTCTGCCTTAGCGCATAGCTCCAGTATTGTTTTTTTTGTTTCTGCGGGGATTTTCTTGTTGTCTGGTACAGTTGCAACCAATGGCGCGATAGAACGCAACAGCGCGTTTGTATTGGCCACATTTGCCAACCTTTGGTCGTAATGGTCGAAGTCATTGTAAATAACGCGGCAATTTGGTAGCATATCTTTTGTCACACGCGAAAGTAAGCCAGAGCCGCCGAAAAGGTCGACCACTGTGTCGATGTCGTCAGCTTGTGCAAGAACCTCACGAAAACGCTTAATATAGTAGCGTTTAGAGCCTCTAAATGGCAGAGGCGAGCTTGAAAATCGCTTATTCATTCAGCTTTTTGCAAATTATATTTAATTTATTTTGTTTTTATTTTTATAAAGTGTATCTTTGCAGCAGGTTTGTTAGCTACGGCGACGTGCAGAACCCTGCCGCAGGGTTTTAAGTTCGAAATGCTGTGGCCGCGAGAGTATCGCGAGCTCCCCTATGTTGGGGTTATAAGCAATATTTTGACCCGTCCCTTTGCTTCTCTGTTATTCTCCGTTTGGTAGCGAAAATGCTCCCGATTATTTGGATAACAACTAAAACTGGCAAATAACCAATTTTAAAAGCACGGCATACATTGAGTTACGACCGCAGGGACTTAAAAGAGGAACGCAAAGCGCACCTCTTTTTTTTTGCCCTATTCCATGGAAAACGAACGATAATAAGTGTACTTATATACGGGATAAGTCTTTCCTTTTACAGTCTGTGTCCCTATTTTTCGTTTTAGCCGCCTCAGATGATACTTTAGCTTTAGGATATTACCGCCCACGGCAACCGAGCCGTCAGCGTTGTAGCTGACTACCTGAATGCCTATCTGAGTGTAGGCACTGTTTTGCGTGTGGCTACTTTTTTTATTTGTCACCTTGTTGCGCACGCCTGCCATTCGGTAAACCTCATTACCGCTTGCGTCGTTGGCCTCTTGCACCACAAAAGGACGGCACAGGCCGCCAAGTTCACAGTTCAGCATATTGCCATACAATTTCTGGTCTTCCACCTCGATGCAGCGCGGCACATACCAAGTGTTTGGTGTCGATGTATTCAAAACGACGCCCTTATAATGCACATACTGGCGTTTTGGTGCTCTCTTGATGCGCTTTCCTTTGTTCTTGGCGTATGACTTCGCGCCTCCAGTGCTACGCCAGCGCGAGCGGCGTTTCTTGCGCACCATGATTATTTTGCAGCCCTCTGGTAGGCTTCCGTGACGAATATAAACCGTGCCGCTCACAATCTTGCATTCCAGATTAAGGCTCTGTCCCTCCAGTTTCCAATCACACAGCCAGTCGTCGCCGTCGTTGATGCGGTAGTATTTGCGGCCGTCAGGAAGGTGGACGTACTGGCTTGCCCCAGTGTTCTGTCCGCTATTGCCATTTGGTAGAACCACAAGCCCATAGTCGGCAAAACCGCCGATTTTTATCGATTTCGAGCACCTTACGACACACGGGGTCGTAAGCGTGTCGAGCTGAGTTTGTGTTATGCCCTCCTTGGTCAAAAGCGGCATTTTCTCAGCGAGAATGTCTTGCAGGTAAGTGAGCACCACTTGCGGCACCTGCTTTATTTTCTCGCTTAATGTCTGGTTGCTCTCCAGTACGGTAAATTTTGCGTATTCGTAGGACTCGCCACTGGCAGAAGAAGCGAGCGCGGCCGTGCGGTAAGTTCGCGCCTCCTTGTATGTCTCGCCGTCTGCCTTTATGTCCTCCGTCTTCGTCGTGACGTTTACAAACTTGATGTTAGCCGACGGCGTAGGCTTTGCGGCCAGCGTGAAAACTTCACCGTCGATGAAAGCGAGTCCCGTCTGTGTGCCGTCTGGCTGTCTCAGGATGTATTTGTTGCCGCCGATGAAACCAAGCTGCTGTAAAAGGGTGATTTGCTGCTGTATGAAGTCCAGCGTTTGCGTGGATAGCGGGTATTTACCCTGTCCGCCAGATGCGGTTGCTGTGTTTGTATAATTTCCTTTTTGCATGATGTTAAGTTTAACTTATCGGCGTATATATCGCCTGTCTTGATATTAATTTATAGCTATCGACCAAAGCCTTGATGTCGGCGAGGTTCGTTTGGTAGAGGTCAGCGGGAACGGCCACCATGAAGCTGTTTTGCTGTGCCGTAAGCATGGCCTCGTTGGAAAGCACAGGGACGACCAGTTTGTTGTCCTGATATTCGCCCTTTTCATTGAAGCTGTCTTCTGCCGTTGCTATCGTTATACGGCTGCCGGCCTCAGTGATGGCATACAGCCAGTCGCCGTCCCGCTCTATCGTCAATATCTCGAATTTTGTGCCGCTTGGACTTGCAAAAGCATCATTCAGCACAGCGCGAAGATAACAGACCTGCCCGTTATGGGTCAGTCGGTAGATGTGGGCGACACGCGCTTTCGTAAAAGCGTCGTAAACCGCTTGCAGTCCGCCGAGAGCCGCGCGAAGCACCCCGAAAATGAGCTGCTGGCGGTAGAATGTCGGAAGAAGTTGCAAAACGAGCTTCTTTAAGTCGATTTCAAACATTATTCTATCGATTTATATTCTTTATATGTCACGTTGGCACTGCCGCCCTCTATCTCGTAATATCCGCTATAAGGGCGGTTGTAGCCCACAACTGAAGAATAGCGGTCGGCGTTTCGGGCTTTCGCCTGTATGCCACCGCTTGCGCTGTCGATGTCCACGACCACGACCGCGGGTATCGACTTTATGGCCTCCAGCAGGTCGGTGTTCCTAAAGATGCCATTAAACGGCAAATTTGTGATGACGGACAGCACGGCCTCGTCCACAGGTTTTGAACCGTCCGAAAGTTCGCCGCGCTCATTCATAAGGGTGGGGTCATAGTACACAAAGAGGTTTATTTTGATAAGGTCGGCCTCCTCATTGCGAAGCTGCACGCTTACACCTGCGTCCTTTATCTCGTTCACATATTGCTTCAGGGCGGAAAACTGGCTTTTGTTCAACAGGCACGGCTTGCCGTTGTCCGTCTGTCCTGCTACCTTGATGTAAACCATGGAGTCGTCCTCCGTGGCTACGGCATATTTAATGATGCGGGCTTTATTGATGTCGGTGTCACTCATTCCGCTGGTGTCGTAGCGGTCAGTGTCGGAAACGAGCTTATAACCATACATAAAAGCCTTTACCTTGTTCACATACCAGCGTAGTGTATGAGGTTCGAGCTGTTCGATGCGTGTGTCCACCTCCGCGCTGTGCTTGTCAAAAAGCGTCTCGACCGCCCAGACGGCGACCGCGAAGCAATAAAACAAAATGCTTTCGATGCTCACGGCACTAAACTGCTGGTCGAACGACTTGCGAGCGTCCAGCCCGTAGGCATTGACAACAGCGCGCTCCTGAGCGAACGCCGTTGTCATTTCCTTTTTGATGTCTGATATACTGCGAGCCATAGGCGTGATGCTTTAGAGTTCGCGGGCTAACAGCTCGTCGATCGTCTCCTTAACCACGCGGCGGTTGTCCTCAAAGTCTTTGAGTTCTTGCGCGTGCTGGTCGGTGTCGTTGCCATTTGCGAGGATGGCTATCTGGCTGTCGATGTCGTATTCCGTGCCTATAAGACCCGCCACGAACTTGGCGCGGCGGTTGTCGTCGTTCACGTCCTTGGCTTCCACCAGAGTGCCGCCGTCAGGCTGCGAGCCTGTGTAGGCATAGCCCTGCATGATGTCGCCCGTTTCCTCATTCTTAACTTCTGCCTGTTCCTCATTGAGGTAAAGCAGGTAATGTTCGTCGTCGAACTTCACAAAGTTCTTTCTGCCGATGTAACTAACCTTGTACATGATGATATTTTTTATTTGTTGTTAAACTGGTCTTACCGTATAGAAGCAGTGTCCCTTTTCGAGCGGCTGGCGGATAATCTGACAGCGCACGGGTTCGGAAAAGTCCACGCCCGTGAAGTCTTCCTCCAGCTTCTTGGAACCCGTAAAGGTGATATGCTGCACCCAACCCATGAGCGCGACGGTCTTGGCTTCGTCTTTCCAAAGCAGCTCGCCGTCCTTGTTTTTCAGTTGCTCGAAAATTTCGTACTGAATGGTCAGGCAGTTGCCGTCGTTTCTGCTCGATGGCTTGATGTCCACCGCCTGCACGTGAAGTTCACGGTTCAGTATGGTGTCGATGTGCAGCTTAGAGCCAGTAAGGGTCGTGCCCGTCTTCTTAACCTCAGTCCATTCTTTCATAATATCTAAACTCCTTAATAAATTGATGCTGTTACAGTGAACCATGAAGCCGAGGCGCGAGGCCACCATCAAGCGTATTTCTTTCGATGTATGGCCTTTCTTCCTTAGCTTCGCCACAATTCTACACAGTGCCTTTTTGTTGCGCTTGCGCGTCTTGCAATAGGCGTGTCGCGTGACATAGCCCACAAAGTCGATGCCGCGGGCTTCGACGGGGAATATCTGGTAATTGCCTTTCATCTGCAAAAGCCGCTCTGTGTTTAAATAGTGATTAATAAACACTTCAACACCCTTTAAGCGGTCTTTGCTGCTGTCGAGAACCACGATGTCGTCGGCGTAGCGGTAATAATAGCGAGCGTGCAAAACTTCCTTTACCTGATGGTCAAGCTCCGAGAGGTACACATTCGCGAAATACTGGCTTATGTAGTTGCCGATGGGCACGCCGTCCGCGCTGTCGATGATGTCGTCCAGCAGCCACAGCAGGTCGGGGTCTTTGAACTTCTGTCGTACCACCTGCTTCAGTACGCTGTGAGTGATGGACGGGTAGAACTTGCGAACGTCCATTTTAAAGCAGTACCGCGTCCCGTCGGGGTCTTTTCTCAAATCGCGGCGCAGGTTGCGCAGCAGCGTATGAAGACCGCGCCCCTTTACACAAGCGTAGGTGTCGGCCGTGAAGCATCTCACCCAGATAGGCTCAAGCACTTGCATTATTGCCCACTGCACCACGCGGTCGCGGTATGGCAGTTTGTAGATTTCGCGGCGTTTAGGCTCATACTTGATAAACACGCTATATTCCGATGTGTGGAATGTCTTGTTTATAAGGTCATTTCTTATGCTCTCGATATTGGCCATAAGGTCAGCCTCGAAAGCGATAACCTCAGAGCGTTTGCGCTTCTTTCTGCTTGCGTTGAAATGGGCTTCCAGCAAATTAGGCACAGAGCAAATTTGCTCAAAAAGATAACCTTTTCTTTTCATGTCATTTCTGCTTTGCATAGTCGGGAACTTTCGAGGCGGCGAGCCGTCCTACTAATACCCTTTTTGACTTTTATCTTTTGCCGAGAGGCATGGCTCCTTCCATATCGCTGTATTTTTCTATTTGCAAAGTATAGGGGCGACGAGTAGTTCGTGTTCGTATTCGTGGCCGCGTTGTTCGTATTCGTGTAGGACGCGCCTGCATTCGTACCGTTGTTCGCGTTACCGCCAGCCGCACGCACGCGAAGACCCGACGCGGGGAAGTCCGCCAGCGGTTTACTCCAAACCGCAAATTATATCTTTTTCGTGCCTCAGAATTTTGGCCGCCTTGCGGCGGCGAGAGAAACACCATCGCCACCTGCTGCCTCACTGTTTCAGCTCAACAAGTCAAAGAACATTTTTATTTAATTTATTCACTTATTTTTTCGGTCGCTTTCGCCCACGCTTACGCAGCCTGTTCGATTATCGGGTCGCTCTCAAAATAGCAGAGGGGCGACGAGTAGTCCGTGTTCGTACCCGTGGCCGCGTTGCCCGCATTCGTGTCGGACGCGCCCGCATGCGTACCGTTGTGCGCGCCACCGGCAGCCGCACGCACGCGAAGACCCTTGCTTGTGTTGGCGTTTGTATAGAAGTAGTCACAATAGTAGGTCGTAGGACTGCCGCCCACTTCCGTAGGCATACAGCAAAGGCCGTTATAACTCTTGCGCTTGATGTAGCCCTCAGAACGCGGGCATTCCGCCACTTTGATTTTGTCGCCTATTGTCGAGGGATCGAAAGCTGCAAACATTGAACGCGAAATGTACACTTCACTCTTTTCGTCGCCAGCGTTCATAATGAGGCCGCGAACCCAACGCCACAGGCTGCCATAGCCCGCGTGAACCAGTCCGAAGAAAACAGGAACCTTGAAAGCCTTGTATGTGCCATCGTCGGTCGCGTCTGGCAAATTGTAGTCCACCAAGCAAACGCCGTCGCCTGCCTCCAGTCCCACACTGGTAGGTATTACGGGATAATAGCCGTTATAATTGCCCCAGTCTGGCATATCTGTAACACCAGTACCGAAGCCACCCTGATAAAGCCCGTTAGCGTCTTTTTCGGCGTTAAAGGCTGCTTGGCCGTTCTGTGTGCCCATGATAACCTCGAAAAGGAACTCGACCACGAACTGAGCCACAAACCAGTTGGCCTCCCAGCCCTCACCACGTTTGCGGGCGTATGTGCCGAAACTGGTAGTGCTTATGTTGGTGGCAGGCATTCCCAGCATGGTGAGCTGTGCCGCGTCCGCCTTTGGTGCCTTGGTGAAGCTGCTTGCATTGAGAGTGGAACCACCGCCGCCGCGGAACTGCTCAGCATCTGAAATGACGCTGCACAACATTTGGTTCGTTCTGTCCATTACACCCGCGCCGAGCCAGCTTGTGCCGCCCGCGGGGATGCGGATGCTCACGCCGTTGCCCACTGGCTTGTCGAACGTGATGCACTTAACCAGCCCGCCGCCCTCATTAAAGATGTTAGCGATAAAGCCGTTCCAGCACCACATACACTGTCCCTGCGAGCCGTCGAGAGCCGCGGGGCTGCCGTCGGCGTATTTTGTGCTGTCGGTGGGGTCGAGCTTTCGCTTCTTGCGGTCGTCAGTCACGAGGTAACGACCGAGCCCCAACTTAGCAGGCAGGTCGCGCAGAGCCTGAAGGCTGCCGTAGTAGCCCGCCGCCGTAGGTGTGGCGTTCGCGGTGTTCCAGTATCGACCCGCTATCGGGTTGCCCGCCTGAGACACAGCGTCGGCCAGCTCCATGCTGTGCGTCTCGCCCGTTTCGTCCATTACTTCGATGCGCATATCCTTGAGCGCGCCCTTTGCAGCGTCCAGCTCGTTGATGCGCTTGCCATTCTGAAAGGCTGCCAGCATTGCCACCACGCCTTTTTCCTGTTCTGCTGTTAATGCCATAATATTTATATGTTATGTTAAACGTATGTTTCCTTGTTTGTCGAGCCTCATGCCGCCGCTGGTCAGTCTGATGCGTGGCGGCACGACCTCTATTTTGATAGTCTTGTAATACTTAGTCCCTTGCGTAGGGATGACGTGTACGCGGGTGCTGCCCGCCTCTCGCGCCTGTATCTCGCCGCTTGGCTCTATCCCGATGCTCTGCCCGTCCGTCTGGTATATGACGTTTTGGGCGCAGCCGTCTGGCTTTACTCGCGGCTTGATGTATTGTTTTACGGGGTTGCCCAGCGTGACGGTTTCGGGTGCTTCCACCTTTAGACCGTTCGGAACGCCTTGCACCACCTGCTCGGCTCTCGCGATGGCGATCTCCATTTCGCCGCGTGTCGCCTCCAGTCTTTCGGCCGCTGCCGCTGCCTGCTGTCCCGCCTCATTTGCGTAGGCGGTTGCTGTCTTGGCCTTGCCAGTTGCGTCTATGCTTTCGGTGGTTGCTTTTTTCGTCGCCTCAGTGGCGGTTGTTGCCTCAGAGGTCGCCGTCTTGGCGTTCTTTGTCGCTGTGTCTGCCGCGGAAGTGGCGGCGGCTGCCTTTCTCGTCGCGTCGTTCGCCGCGTCGGTAGCTTTCTTGCTCTCCGCTGTCGCGGTGTTGGCGTTTGTCGTGGCTGTCACTGTGGCCGTGGTCGCCGTCTTCGCCTCAGATGTGGCGTTTCGCGCGTTTTTAACGGCTGTGTCGCTCTTTTCCTGTGCCACCCTTATAAACTCCCGCACGTTTGTGTCGGCGCGCTGTGCGGCCTCCGTTGCGGGCTTTTGTAGCTCCAGTATATTGGCGGGCGTGAAGTCTTCCCACGTGAACTTGTAGCCGCGAGTGTATGCAGCCACACAGTCGCTTTCTATCACTCCCTCGGTATCGCCCATTTTGTCCCAAAGCCAGATATGCAGGCTTTCGGGATAATAGACGTTTTGCACGCCGTCCCCAAACAGCGGGTTGTCCTGCGCGAGGTGTAGTTCATGGTGCAGCTCTCCCTCGCCGAGCCCATGGTCTTTGAATATCACCAGCAGGGCGTCACCGTCTGCCACACAGTTGGTAAGGACGCCGTTCTTTCGCGATGCCTTAACCGATTTGCTGCCCACCCAGTAGCGTAGCTCGAAGTCCACGTCGGGCAGTGCCACGACCTTGCCTGTTCCGTCGCGGAAACGCTCACGGATAACAAAGTCGGATTTTACGTTTATGTGTCTTGTCTCCATTACGTCAGCCTTATGTTACCTTTTCCGTCGAGCCTCATGCCGCCGCCCGTCAGCCTGATGCGTGGCGGCACTACTGCGATGGTCAGTGTCTTGTAAATACTTGTTTTAACCGTGGCTACCACATTCACCTTGCCCACGCCCACGCTCAGCGGAATGATGCGGCCGTCGGGTGTCACCTCCAGCGCGTCGCCGCCGCCGATGAAAAGCAGCGAGCCTATGCCAAAGGCTGGCAGGGCTTTCGCTTCGATGCGCGGCCGCTGCTGGTTGCCCAGCGTCACCTCCTTGGGGCAGTCTGTAATTTCCAGCCTTGTGGGTGCCGCCACATTCTGAGAGCTGAGCACGCTCACCAGATTGTCCACCAGCGCGCGGGTCGCCTCTGTCTTCTGAGTGGCCGCATTTGCCTCCTTGGTTGCCGCGTCCACGCCCGCCAGTCTGTTGTCTATGTCGCTGGTTATCTCCTGCACGTTGGTGCCGAGGAACAAAGCCAGCGCGTCCCTCACGTTGCCGCAGGCTGTTATGAGGTCAGCGAAGAGGCTGCCGACCATTTCCACGGTAACGCTCTTTGTTACCACAGCGTCGCGAATGTCTCGCGCCCGCTTCTCCAGTGCGGAGGTGTCTATCTCCGCGACCTTGTTTTCTGTCAGTTTCACCATTATGCAAATGTATCGTCGAATTGATTGCCGAATATTCGGGCGAGCGTCTGCCCGCTCTCGCTGGCCACTTCCTTGCCCTCACTCAGCTGTTTAATAACTTTCTTTACCCTGTTCACCACGATGCCGTCTTCATGCTCCGCCTGCACGGATGTGCCGCCGTCGAACTGTGAGCCGATGCCTGAGAGCGTCCAGCCCCTTGCCGCCGTCGCTTCGTCCACGATCGTGAGTTCGCGGCGCGGTGGCCGTGGAATGATACAGCCAGTAAAATATTTTCTTGTCGCCGTCAGCAGGGCTTCCATTTCCTTTTGCGGAATGTCGGTCGCTGGCTCTATGCCCTGCGCGGCGTATGTCTTTTGCACAGTAGCGTCCACAGTGTCGGCCAGCTCCCAGTCGAGCGTCTGCCCGTCTTCCAGCTTCGCCGTGATGCTGATGCCGTTGCGCTCCGCCAGCGCGAAGATGCCCTCCACGCCGCCCAGATATTGCACGGCGATGTCCGCGAGGCTCTGTCTGTCCTTTACTGTTATCTGCATAGCTGTATTATGTTATGTTTATCGTGCCGTCAGCGTCCACCTTTACGCGGGTGACTTCCACGCCTGCGGCCTTTATCATTTTCTTTGTCTCTTGCGGCCAGAACACGTCCTTGCAGCCGCCTTGTAGCTGCCTAACCGCCGCGCCTATGAGCGGGCGTTCCTTGAACTCGCCGCGCTGTGCGAGGAGCACGGCTTCCACCGTCTGCCCGTCGCTATCCGTGACGACCGCCCTCTTGTGCTCCACAAGCAGGTCGCCCGTGCCGATGTCCGTTATTAGTCCGTTCATTGCTTTACCTTTTCGTTCTCGTAGTCGCCGCGCTTGCTCTCCGTCAACTGCTGACCCGCCCAGCTTGCCACGCCTCCCTTCAGGGCTGCGCCGCCGTCTTGCGGAACTGGCGACCAACTGGCAAACGCCTGCTTGAGGTTGTTGATGTCCTTTTCTATGAGGTTCAGCCGCTTGGTGATGTCTTCCACCTTTACCAGCCCGCCGAGCGAGCCGCCGTTCATGCAAACTCCCTTCTCATTTACCACGACGCTGGCCGTGTCGGTGTCCTTGACGACCACCTGCGCCTCCTCTATGTCGTCGCACAGCAGAACCATGCCAGCCGCGCCGTCCTGCACAAAGCCCACCATTACAAAGCTGTCCTTTCGCGGTATCTGCACCACGCCGACCGCGCTCTCTTGGTTCGCTTGCAGGTTCACGCCCAGCAGCGGCGCGTCCTCATTGAGCGGCTGCACGTCCACCGTGCGGGCTGTTTTGTCCACCGCTGTGACGGTGCCTACCGTGAAGCCCATGCCCTTGCCGCTGTCTCCAGCGAGCTGCCTAATCATTGTCGCGATGTTCATGTCCTTACTCTGCTACCCTCAGCCCCAGCGTTATTTCTTGGCGATAACCGCCAGAGCCGTATTTTATGACATTCTTTTTCACCTGATAAATGCCCATGGTTGCGCCGTCTATCTTGATGCCCACCGTGTCGAGCTTGTCGACCAGCTTGTAGCCGAATGTCGTAAGGCTACCCTTGAGGCCGTCGCGTTTCAGTCGTTTGATTTCCTGCTCCGCCCATGCCTTTAGCTGGCTTTCCGTCTTGTTGTATGTGGTGATCGTTCGGCGTTCGCCGTCAGCGTCGCCGACCTCCACCTTTATTTTTTTGTTGTTGGGCATGATGCTCACCGCTTTCACGTTCAGCCGCATGGTGTCGGCTTTCTGCTGTTCGAGGCTCTGGTCGTTTATGATGTTCACGCCAGTGGCGAACACTTGCGATGCGGACGTGCCGCGCTCGAATATCACACCCGCGTATAGCACGGGCTTGCCGTCCTCATACCGGTAGAAAGAACGAATGCCGCTCTCTTGCAGCTTGCCCAGCAGACTGGCCACCGTGTCGGCCGTGACGCGGTACGCGCCCAACGCCTGCTCGCCCATGACCTTAACGTCCGTTATCCCTTGGTCTTTCAGCAGCTGCTCCACCGTCACGCTCTTGTAGGTCTTCTTCACGGCTGGCATTTGCTTTAGCTTAAACATTTCGTCCTCGCAGTCCAGCACAACGGGCGTTTTGAAGCCCACCTCCTTGACATAGCCGACGAAAGCCAGTTCGTTGCTGCCGTCGTAACCGAGCCACACCTTGACGGTATCGCCGCGCTTGACGGGGATTTCCGCCGCGCCGTCCCACTTTATTTTCTTGGGCAGGGTGATTTTGCAGATGTCCGTCAGCTTCTCAGTGTCGCGGGTGATTTCCACCTCAGTGACAAAATCGAGCTGCCACGTCTTTGCGCCCGCTATCTCTATTTTTGCCGTTAGCCTGTACATGATGAATGCCGTTTAATGGGGTATTAAATACCGTTTAACCGTTTATTTGTATTCCGTGCTGTACACGTTGTAGTCGCCGTCCGAGAGCAGGGACAACTCGATGGGCTGGTAGTTGCTGTGTGTGGCTTGCGTCACGCTAAAGTCCTGCACCACCACTTTGCTGATGTCGAAAAGTTCCAAGAACTCAGAATGCACATAAATGGCCTCTTTCACGTCGAAGAACTTGCGCAGCTGTGTAATGCCGTCGGATGGGTATTCGTCCACGATTTTGCCGCCCTTGATGGCTTGCACGCCCACTATGAGGTTGATGCCATAGTCCCCGTCGTTTATGTATTCCTTGACGGTTCCGTCCATTCCCACCAGTTGGGTGGTGACGATGTTCTTGCGCTTCGATATGGCGGCTATCGCGTCGTTCACCGTCAGCTCCTCGCCGCTCTCTTTCCTGAATGTCAGCTCGCAAAGCGCGTAACGGCCAGCCCAGAAACTTTTATCTGTGTACGGGCTTGCCACTTCTTCGGCCAGTATGCTGCCGCCCGCGCCGTCCCAGCTTGGCGATGCCGTCGTGCGGGCGGGCTTGAAGCGGTAGAGGTACCCCTTGGCCTGCACGGCCGCGGACGCTGCCACAAACTTAAAACTGATTGGTAACATTTCCTTTTTACTCCATTGCTAAGTTGGTATCGTTCAGGGCGGACAAAAGGGCTTGCGCCACAACGTCCTTCACACGCTCCGCGCTCTCTTGCAGGTTGGCGGTGTGTATCTCCAGACGTTCCACGAGCTTGTCCACGTGAATGCTCACGTTTCGGATTTTGCCGCCGCTGTCAGAACTGCCGCCGCTGCCGCCGCCCGTCTTCTTGCTGCTGGTCTTCCCAGCCGTGCCTCCCGTAACGTCTGGCACAGACGGGGTCGGCACGTTCGGCACGCCTGCGGGCGATGTCGCCGCCTGCTTGCCCTGCCTCTTGGCCGTCTTCTTGGCGTTCTCCTTTTCTCCCGCTTTCATTTCGGCGGTGTAAGCGTCGTTGAACGCCTTGCCCACCTCCTTGCCGTAGCTGCTGTATGCTCCCTTGAGCTTGTTAAGTGCCGCCGTGATGCCCCCAGCGTCCAGCTTAAAGGCTGCCTTTATGAGGTCGCCTATCGCCCCGAAGGTTTGCTTTGCGAGCTGTCCGATGCCGACAAACACGGCTTTGAACGCCGCCCACAGTCCCTTCAGCACCGCGCGGAACTTCACCGACGTGTTCCAGAAGTAAACGCCCACGGCGATGAGCGCGGCGATGGCCGCCGCTATCCAGCCGATAATCGGGATGTTCATTATGGCGATGCTCACAGCCCTGCACGCCGAGACTGCCGAGAGCTTGAAAGCCCCGAAGCTCACCGACGCGATGCCCGCGAACGTGGCGGACGCGCCGCCAGTGGTGACGAGAGAGAGCAGGAACGCGCCCAACGCCTTGATGCCAGACCAGATGCCAGCGGTGGCGAAGCGAAGCAGCGAGAGGGTGGCGCGCCCCACGTTTCCGACGAAGCCCAGAGAAATGCCGTTTGTGATGGCCGTCTGGCTGCCCATGAGCGCGATACTCACCGCCGCCGAGCGTGCCATGGTGGCGATGCGTCCGAGATAGGAGGTATAGTTCAGCGTTACCACAAACTTGATGGCCTTGCCTGTTCCAAGTATAAGGGGCATGAGCTGAGACACGGGGACGAGCATTCCTGCCATGATGCCGATGTAAGAAGACACGCCACCCGTGAGTTGTGCGAAGCTTATCTTTAGATCCTCTATCTTTTGACGGAAGCGCGCCTTTTTCTCAGCCGCGCTCTCCATGATAACGCCCGCCTGTTCCACCGCGCTGTTTGTCCCAGTCACAGCTTCAGTGAAGTGCGCCAGCGAGTCGGTGCCCTGCACAAGCGCGCGGGCGGCGTTGGCGTTCTCCATGCCGAAAAGTTTACTGAAAAGTGCCGAGTCGCTAAGTATGGGCTTCAGCATCTCGAGTCGTTCTTTCAGGCTCTTGCTTTTGTCGCCCAGTGCTATAACGTCGATGCCCGCTTTCTCCAGTTCCTCGCGTGTGTCCTTTGGCAAGAAACGCCCCTGCGATAGTATCGACAACGTGTTACGCAAAGCCACGCCGCCCTCGCTGCCTTTCTTGCCCGCCTTGTCGAGCACCTGAATGGCGGCGTTCGTTTCCTCAAAGCTCACGTTTGCGGCCTTTGCCGCCATACCGCATTGCTCCAAGGCCGCCTTGATGGCTGGTAGCTCCGCGCTTCCTGCCTGTCCGGCCGCTGCCATTGTGTTCATCATCTCAGCCATTTTGCGGCTGGCCTCCATAGGGTCGGCGAGACTTACGCCGTACTGGTTCATGGCGGTGGTCAGAACCTCAGCCGCTGCCGTGCCGTCACCTCCCATTAGCTTGCTGGTCGTCTGTATAGCGTCGCCCATGGCTTTGAGGGCTTGCGGGCATTTGCCCAGCTCTGGCGTGAGCTGAGAGAGAAGCAGCTTGTAGCCCTGCACGGCCGTGCCTGCGTCCGACCCGAACGTCTTCGCGCTCTCGCGGGCGTAGCTCTCTATCGTTTTAAGACCCTCGCCAGTGACACCAGCCACAGCCGAAAGGTCGTGCATCTGACTGTCGAGCTCTACGTTTGCCTGCCCGAAGTTGCGGAATGTGGCAGAGAGCTGCTGCACGTAGTCCGATGCCAAATTGAGCTTTGCAAGTCTTCCAGCCCATTTCTCACACCACGCGCAGGCACCCTGCGCCTTTTGCGTGAAAGCGTCGGTCTGCTGTGCCATTTGGGTAATGGACTGAGAAAAATTCCCGTTTATGTTAAAATTGTAATTAAAAACTTGCATAGTTCAATTTATTTTGTTATATTTGCAGCCGTGTTAAATATAACGGCAAAATTATGATAGAGACGGTATTTTTATTTTTGGCTAAGGTGGTAACGGTGCTCGTTGGCGTCGGTCTCCTTGTCATGCCGTTCTATCTGCTCGCCACTTTCTGCCATGCCATTTACATGGATTTGCGCTCGCCGAACAAAGCGGACAAAACGCGCGCTAACACCTCAGCTTGATTTTTCAGCCTTATTTCTTCCAGCCACAAAGCCTCGGCGTACCATTGCGCGAAGTCGTCGTCGCTGCCCGCCGTCGGGTCGATGTGCAAGTTGGAACGAATGAGCGCACAGGCTTTCACGAACCCGTCCTTGTCTTCCTCTCCGTCTTCCACGTCCACCCGAAGCAGGTGCGACGTTATGCGTTTTTTAGGCTGGCGGACGCGCCGAGCATGATGTTGTTTAGCTGTGCCATTGTCGGTACGAACAAAACAGGGTCGGTGCGCATAAACTCGCTGCCGCCGAGCCAGCAGCCGTCGAACAAGATGCCGCCCGCCTTTACTTCGTCGGTCTTCGCCACCTTGGTGCTGGCCGCCATGGTCTCCATGCTTGGACGCTTGAAATAGCCGACGTGCTTTTCGTCGCCGTCTTCCACCTCGATGCGGGCGACCTTGCGGTGCTGCCCTTTCCATATTTTCACCTGCTCAGCGGTAACACCGCCGTCATATACTTTTTGTTCCTGTATCTTTGCCATAGCCTAAATACTGTTTAAATACCTGTTTATTGTTGTTTAAATGTTTATTTGTTGTGCCACTCTATATGCGACATGATGAGGTCGAGGTCGATTTCCTGCTTGGTGTCTCCCTCTTTCCAGCTGCGCGAGTTCTTCGAGAAAAGGCAGTTGCGTAGCTTGTCGGTCACGATCATGCCGTTTGCGGGCAAGTAGCTCACGGTGATGTTAAAAGGCGCGATGTCCTGCAAGCGTCCGCTTAGTGCCTGCCGCTGTATGGAAACGACCTCCTCCTGCAAAAGGGTAATTTTGCCTTTGCACGTGATGCGCCCCTTTCCGTAGCCGACGGGGTAACGGCCTGCGCCGTACACGGCGTTCACTTCTTGGTCGTCCTCATATTCCACGCCAGTGATGCCAGTCACGGGCACGCCCGCGAGGGAAACAACGATGTCCGCCCAGCCCACGACCTCACCGTTCACGTAAGGCACGCCGTTCTTAATCTGTATTTTCATTCTGCTGTTACTCTAAGGATTTGACAAAACCGATTTTAACCTTGAACTTTCTAACCACGCCCACGGGCACGTTCTTGATTACCACCTCGATGGTGCTTGTGCTGAGCACGTCCTGCTCGGGGTCTATCTCCGCCTTGTAGCCGCTCAGCTCTCCCGCCTTTTCCATTTCCTCCAGCGGTATGTTTGCCGTCGTTTCGAGGTGGCTTACGGTGTAGGATTGCAGCTTGCCCGTGTCGGGGTCTATATAGACGTTTCCGCCCAGCTCAGGCGTGAGGTAGGTGCGTATTCCGCGGACGGCCTTGTCCATGGTTCGCACGCTCTCTATGGCGGCGTAGTCGCTGGTCGCGCTGTCCATGGTGTGGCTGTCGTTCCAGTAGCTGCCAGCCACGCCCACCACGGTGTTGAGGAACAGGTAACGGGCTTTGTCGAGCTTTTCCAGCTCCGCCTTGTCTATGTTCCTGATGAGCTTGCCGTCGCCCAGAGCTGGCACACTGATGCCAGACGGGAAGTTCTTTACCCACGCGATGCACTCATGCACAGCCGCCTTTGAGAGCGTGCCGAGTGCCACGCTGATGGCCGACACGGAGGCCTTGGTGCCGTTTCCTTTGTCCGCGTAGAGTTCCGCGCCCGTTCCGCTGCCAGCCTGTGCGATAACAACGCTTACGCGCTCAGAGCTTGCGGCGAGGTCGGTTGGAAGCGACTTGTAGCTTTTCACCTTTGGCGCGTAGAGCACCGAGAGAGGCGCGTTCTGCTTGTCGAGAGCGTCGGCGGCTGCCTCCAGCTTGGCGATGTTGTCGGCGGTCACTTCCGTGTCGCCGTTCCAGATGGCCATTTGCCTGATGGCACCCTCCGCGTAGTTCTGCACGGTCGCCACCTCAGCGAAGGTCATTTGCTCAGGCTTCGAGAAAAGACCCACAAAGAGGCTTATGCCGTCGTTGATGCGGAATATCTCCTCAAGCTGGTAATGCAGCATCTTGACGCTCCATTTGTCCGAGTCGGCCGTGATGCCCAGCTCTTCGGCCTTGTCGATGGTGCTTACGGCCTGCACTTGGCCGTTTGCGAAGGCGGCGGGTATGTCGCCCTGCAAAAGGTAGGCGATGAAGCCGCTCACGTGGTCTTGGCCGTCCAGCGACTTGGCCACGTTGCCATTCTGGCGCACGATTGTTAAACTTGTTGCCATTGTATTATTTTTTGTTTTTACGTTTGTACTTAATGAAGCCCCAGACCAGCAGGACGCACAGTAGCCCGCAGAGCCATGAATTGAAAATCGTGTGTGCGGGCTGTGTTGTCTTTTCCTTTGTCTTGCTGTTCGTGTCTGCCAGTCTCTTGCCTTTGTCCTGCGTCTGCCTCTGCACGTTGGTGGCGGCCTGCTCGCTGCTTCGCTGTGCGGTGCTGTCCTTGCTCTGCACGCTCTTGCGGTGCTTCACGGCTGCCTTCACTGGTGGCAGACCCGTCGAACTGTCGGCGGGCTGTGTGGTGTCGAAGATGATAACGTCCGTTTCGCTCTGGCTGTTCTGCTCATGCAGGTGGGTGAGCGTCTTGCCTATCTCCACCCTCACCATGCTGTCGAGCCTTTGCTGGTAGTCGTTATTTTCCTGCGTCGTCGTTGTCTGCTCCGTTGTCGCGGTCTTCGAGCTTTTGCAGCTGGCGAGACACAGGGCAATTGTCAGCGTGAGCGCAGGAAGGTATTTTCTCCACTGCTTTTCTGAATTTATCCACGTCACGGCGTAAACTGTTTATTTCCTTTTTAAGCGGCGTTACAATACCCTCGACCAAGATGTCGTTTGCCTTGCGCACGTTCTCCAGTTCACTGTCTTTCACGCCAGCGAGTT